GAGGCCCCACAGCACGCCGCTGTGGGGCCTCCTGCCATATAGAGGAGGGCCTGAATGGCTGGCAGCAAGCCCACGGGACACACCATCGGCACAGCCTGGATCCAGGTGGCCCTCTCCACCAAGGCGATCTCCCAGCAGCTCAAGGAGGCCCTGGGGGACGTTGACACTCGGCCGGCTGAGCGCAGTATCGTCTCCGGCCTGGGTGGCGCGTTCCGCAAGGTCGGGAAGATCGCCGCCGGGGCACTCGCTGTCGCCGGAACCGTCGGGCTCGCGACGGGCTTCGCCGACATCGCGAAGCAGGCCATCGACGCCTCCGACGCGACGAACAAGTTCAAGAACACGCTGAACTTCGCTGGCAAGTCCGCGGCCGACGTTGACCGGCTCACCAAATCGACGAAGGAATACGCCGACAAGACCGTCTACGGCCTGAGCGATATCCAGTCGATCACCGCCCAACTGGCGTCCAACAACGTCCAGGGCTACGACAAACTCGCCGAGGCCGCCGGTAACCTGAATGCCGTCGCCGGCGGAAACGCGGAAACATTCAAGTCCGTCGGAATGGTGCTCACCCAGACCGCCGGCCAGGGCAAACTCACCACTGAGAACTTCAACCAGCTCGCCGACGCCGTTCCCGGCGCGTCCGGGAAACTCCAGCAGGCCCTCCTCGAGGCCGGTGCCTACACCGGCAACTTCCGTGAGGCGATGGAGAAGGGCGAGATCACCGCCGAGGAATTCAACGCCGCGGTGATGGACCTGGGAATGACGGACGTCGCCAAGGAGGCGGCGACGTCAACCCAGACGATTGAGGGCGCCTGGGGTAACCTCGAGGCCACCCTCGTGTCTGGGGCGATGGGCATCGTTGACCAGATCAAGCCCGCCCTGACCGACTTCATGGGGAACGTCGCGTCGGGGGCCGAGGGCGCCTTCGACTGGATCCAGAACAACCTCATCCCCGGAATCCAGGGCGTCTGGGACATCCTGGCTAAGGGCCAGTTCGACGGCTCCAGCAAGGTCTTCGGCCTCGAAGAGGATTCCGGGATCGTTGACTTCCTCTTCAAGATCGGGGAGTCCGCACGGGCAGCCGGCGACTGGATTACCAGCACCCTGATTCCCGGGATCCAGGGTGTCGCCAGCATCCTGTTCTCCGGCGACTATCAGGGCCCCGATTCGCTCTTCGGCCTCGAAGAGGACTCCGCCCTGGTGGACTTCCTCTTCAACGTCCGTGATGCCGCTATCGAGGCCGGCACCTGGATCAACGACACGCTCATCCCGTCGGTGCAGGGCCTCGTGGAGATCATCTTCACCGGGGAGACGGACAAGCCGCTCTTCGGGCTCGACCCGGATTCTCCGTTGACCGGGTTCCTTGAGGGGCTCCGTGACGCCATCGTTAAGGTCGGCGACGCCCTCCTGTCAGCGACGTCCTGGGGCATCGAGCACAAGGGGATGCTCTCCACCCTGGCCATCACCGTCGGCACCGCCGCCACCGCGTTCTACGGCCTCCACAAGGCGACGCAGACGATGGGGGCGATCAAGGAGGCTGGCAGCATCCTGAAATGGGTGACCAACCTCAAGGCCATGGAGGGGGCCGTGAATGCCGCGAAGGGCGCTCAGGCGGCCTTCAACGTGGTCATGAACGCTAACCCGATCTTCCTGATCGTCACCGCTATTGCCGCCCTCGTGGCCGGCCTGGCGTGGTTTTTCACCCAGACGGAGACGGGCAAGAAAGCATGGGCGGCGATCACCGCCGAGTTCAAGAAGTTCCTGGACTGGATCGCCCCCTACTGGGATGCGACCCTGAACGCGCTCAGCTCGACTTGGAACACGGTGTGGAGCGCCGTCAGCGGGTTCTTCACCTCCTATGTGGTGCCGCTGATCTCGGGTGCCGTGAGTGTCCTGAGCGGCGTGTGGTCGGTCCTGAGCGGCGCGGTGAGCGCTGTCTGGGGCGGGATCATGACGGCGATCTCGACGGTCGTGGACTGGATCTCCACTTACGTCGGCCCGGTCCTTTCTGGGGTGTGGACCGGCATCAAGGTTGCCGTGTGGGTCCTGGCTACGGCGGTCGTCTTGTACTTCCAGATGTGGTGGGCTGCGATCTCGACGGTCGTGGACTGGGTGGTCACCTACGTTGGGCCTGTCCTCGCTGCCGCCTGGGAGGGCATCAAGACCGGGGCCCAGTACCTGTGGGCGGGCATCGTCTGGGTGTGGGACGGCATCAAGGCTGCCGTCGGCGTGGCCGTGGACTGGTTCAACGCCTACGTGGCTCCCACCTTGGCCGCGGTGTGGGATGGCATCAAGATTGGGGCCCAGTTCCTGTGGAATGGGATCGTCACGATCTGGAATGGGATCAAGGCCGCCGTGCAGGCCGTCGCGGATTTCTTCACCGCCTATGTCATGCCGGTCATTTCCGCAGTGTGGACCGGAATCCAGGTGGGCGCCCAATTCCTATGGAACGGCATCGTCACAATCTGGAGCGGCATTAAGTCGTCCGTGCTCACGGTCGTCAGCTGGTTCCAGACCTACGTGCAGCCCGTCATCTCCACGGTGTGGAACGGTATCAAGTCCGGTGCGGATACGCTGTGGAATGGCTTGAAGACCGTCTGGGACGGCATCAAGTCCACCATTAACACGGTGGCGACATGGTTCCAGAACACGCTCAAGCCGATCTTCGATACGGTCACCACGAATATCAAAAAAGCCTTCGAGAATATGAAGTCTGGTATTCAGACCGTGTGGGATGGGGTTAAGTCGGTTGCAGCCAAACCGATTAATTTCATCATCAATACCGTCTACAAGAATGGTATTAAGAAGACGGCTGATTCCATTGCGGAGAAACTGGGCCTGTCACTGAGACTCCCGGATGTCTCCGCAATCCCAGGGTACGCCAGCGGTGGTGTTTTGCCCGGATATTCGCCGGGGCGGGACATCTACCACTTCTACAGCCCCGACGGCGGTGGCGCTATCGCCCTGTCCGGCGGCGAGGCCATCATGAGGCCCGAGTGGGTGAAGGCGGTCGGCGGCCCCGCAGCGGTCCACCGGATGAACGCCGCAGCTCGCGGCTCCAGTGGGGCGCACATCCCCGGCGGAGACCAGGGCGCCCGCTTCGCGGCCTTCGCCGACGGCGGCATCTGGGACAAGATCAAGGGAGCCGCAAAGTCCGGGTGGAATACGGCCACAGACTGGATCTCCAGTGCGGCGGACGCGGTCTCATCGATCATCTCGGATCCGCTCGGAGCGGTGGAGAACTTGATCCGCCTCCCGATGAAGGCGGTCATGGCTGGCCTGCCCGGCAGCGGCTTCTTCCACGACATGGCTGGGGCCCTACCTGGCCGCTGGGTTGACGGGTTCGGAGAGTGGCTCAAGGGCAAGACGGCAACCATGGCCGCCTCGGACATCGTGAACGCGGCCAGGATGGCCATCGGCGCGACCTACGTGTGGGGCGGCTCGAGCATCCCGCCCGGCGTTGACTGCTCGGGCCTCGTGTACTGGGCGGCCCACCAGATGGGTAGCAACATCCCGCGTCTGACGGCGGCCGGCTACCAGGCGGGCTCCACGCCCGGCGGGTCCTACAACACGCCCGGGACCTTGTTGTTCTGGGGGTATCCGGCCCACCACATCGCCATCGCCAGTGGCGGCGGCCGAATGGTCGAGGCCCCCACGTTCGGGATCCCGGTCCGCGAGGTCCCCATCTGGGGGTCACCGAGCACCGGCCTCTACAAGTTCGACAGCGGCGGCCTGCTGCAGCCGGGGCTGACGACGGTCCTCAACGCCACCGGACGCCCAGAGCCCGTGTTCACGGGCGGCCAGTGGTCGAAGATCGACAACCTCCTCGGCAAGGGCGGGAACACGCCCTCGGTGCTCGAGGTGCGCGACGTGGACGGCGAGCTCATCGGCCGGATGCGTGTCGAGGCTGAGCGGGTCGCCGTCGAGGCGTCACGCAACGACTGAGAGGAGCCAGGATGGCACTCAAGGGGTGGATCGGCACGACGTCTGGGCTCCCGTCCCTCCTCGTGGACGGGCCGGTCACGGTGACCGCTGGTGACCGTGTGCTGGCCCGTCTCGGGGAGGGGCAGCACCTGGTGGCTGACGCCCTGGCCGCGCCCGGCGTCGAGACCGTCTACCGGGCGGGTGAGGACGAGGTAACCCTCACCCGCCGTGTCGGGGACTGGTACGGCGTCTACGTCACGGGCAAGGATGGGCGCTCCTTCCCCGGCCTCATCTACGTGTCCAATGAGGACCCAATCGAGTGGTCGGCGAAGACATCCCGTGTCGGCGGGGTGACCCGGTGGGCGTTCCGGGATGAGCCCGAGTCCGGCACTGGTGTCATCGCTTGCCCGACGGAGTATGAGCCCTTCCTGTGGTGGGTGCTCCAGTCCCACGCCCCGATCATGCTGATCCCGTCCGCCCCGACGGCGGGGGGGCCGCCGCGGGCGGGCCTCGCCACACCCGCCTCCCGCGCGCGTCC